CAACGGGTCGGACAGTTAAAGCGTGAAGGTATGCCGATGGAAACGTTGGAGGCCGCGGCGGCTTGGCGTGATGCTCGGGAAGCGACGCGGCGATCTGCGGCGCCGGTGGCGACGATGGACGCGCTGACCGATCTGACGCTCGAGCAAAGCATCGGGACGCATAAAGCCCGCGTCGAACACGCCGGCGAAATCTGGGACGCGGCGATGAGGGGCTGAGACCCGAACCAGGGCAAATACCAGACTGCCTATAACCAGGCGTTCAAAACCCTGATTGACCTCGAGGCCGAACTCGAGCGTCGACGCACGGCGAACGGTGAGTTCATCAGCGCCAAGGAAGCGGGCGAGGCGATGCGAGAACTTATGGCGGAGGTCGTTAACCGACTAGACAAATTGGCGCTCGATTGCGCCGAGGGCTGCAACCCCGAGACCCCGGCTAAAGCGGTGAAGACGTTGGAGGCTTGGGCCCGAAAGACCCGGGAGGACTTGAGCCGTGCAACGGGCTGATCTGCTGGCAATCGGTCGGGACGTTCTGAGGCCGTCGAGCGAGGGAGATATCGTGACCTGGCTTGAGGCCAACGTGAAAGCCATCCCCGACTCGCCGATGCCCGGGCCTTTCCGAGCCGACCGAACACCTTGGGTTCGGGATGCGCTGCGAATTGCGGCGGACCCCGAGGTTCAACTGATGACGGTCCTCGCGAGTATCCAATCGGGGAAGTCGCTGTTCGCCCGGTTGCTGACCTGCTGGATTGCGGAACACGCTCCCGGCCCGACGCTATTGCTCCAGGCTACGGACCCGGAGGCAAAGGACTTTGCCCTTCGCTATCTCCGCCCGGTGTTTAAGAACACGCCGCCGGTGTTGGCCCGGATGAAGGCCGACGATATGGAGCGCTCGACGACTATCGACTTCGACCGCTTCCCGCTTTACTGCCGAGGGGCTTGGAACGAAGGCAATCTTCAGCGCCTATCTATTCGGTATGTCATCGGAGACGAGTGTTGGCTATGGCCTCCCGGTCACTTGCAGGAAGCGAGCGCACGCGTGACAGCGTTCGGCTGGATGGGGAAGCGGGTGTTTATGACTCAGGGCGGAACGCTGGGCGGTAAGGGCGGAGAGTTTCACGCACTGCACGAAACGACCGACCAACGGGATTGGAACTTTCGTTGCCCGAAAGAAGGGTGCGGATTTCTCCAGCCCTGGCTGTGGGAGATGATCCGCTTCCCGGAGTCCGCCAAGGTCAGCGGGTCGTGGGATTTAAACGCGGTGGCTGACGGCACGAAATACGAGTGTGCCGGCTGTCATACATTATTGGACGATAACGCCGGGACGCGGTCGGAGGCTAACGCTCGCGGGGAGTTCGTGGCGACAAATCCGCTGGCCTATCACGGCAAAGTCGGGCTCCATTGGAACGCCTTGGCGACGATGGCCTGGGGTGAGTTGGGAGTGATGATGCTCAAGGCCAAAGAATCGGCTGATACCTACGGGGACAATGAGCCCCGCCGCATCTTCAAACAGAAACGACTAGCGATGCCTTGGCAGGAGGAGGGCGGCGAGATCGTGGCCGACGCTACCGCTAGCGATTACAACTTAGGCGACGCGTGGGAGGCCGAGGCGATGATCACGGGTAAGGGCCGAGTGGTCGACGGGAAGGACGCGCCGGCTGGTAGTATCCCTTTCCGCACGATGGGGGTCGACGTTCAGCGAGGTCACTTCTGGGTCGTGGTCCGCAGTTGGGCAAAGTCCGGGCATAGTCGGCTGCACGGATTCGGGAAGGTCGAGACATGGGGCGGGGTCGAGGACTTCGCCAAAAAGCACGGGGTGCATAAGGCCCTAGTGCTCGTCGACTCAGGGGACAACACAACCGAGGTCTACCGCGAGACGGCCCGCCGCGGCTGGAAGTGTGCCCGGGGTTCGGGTAACGAGGATTTCGCGGTAACGGATCGGGACGGCAAGACGACGCGCCGCTTCTATTCCGAGCGTCAGCGCATACAGGTTCCCGGTCTGCCCGGTCAGCCGGCGCACCTTATCTCCTGGTCTAACTTGGCTGGCAAGGACTTGCTCCACGGGATGCGGGTCAAACGGCTACTCGGGTTCGCCCGTAACGCTGACCCGTTTTATATCGAGATGATGGCGAGCGAGGTCCGGGTAAAGGACAAGCGGACCGGCAAACCGATGTGGATCCTGCCGCAAGGTAAGAAGGATAATCACGCTTGGGACTGCGAATGCCTATGCCTCTTGGCGGCGGTCCGCTGGGGTATTGGTAGCCGCGGCGAGATCTCAGTAACGGAGGAGCCGGATGCCGCTTGACGCAGGAATGTCAGGTGTTTGTTTGTTCATAGGCTGCTGGCTCGGGGCTTGCGCGTGGGGCGCGGGTTGGAACAACCGGGCCAGCGGCTCCCTGTTGCCTTACGATGCAAGGCAAATGGCATCTGGCATCTTCATCGGTCTGACGGAGGACGAACTTTTGGCTATTAAGTCGAAGGCCGTAACGGCGATCACGTTGGGTCTGAACGTTGTCAGTTATTCGGACTCTGGCTCGAGCGCCTCGAAAGCCTGGGCGATGCAGCCCAAGGAAATGTTGACCGAGGCCCTGTTCGCCCTGAGCACGCTCGACCCTCTCGTTTATGGTTATCGTCGAACCATTGTGTCGACGAATTGGAATAACCGCATCGACCAATAACTTATGCCACCCCGGAAGACGACCAAGGCCACCCCTAAGAAGAAAGCCGTTAAGGCTGACCCGCTGAAGGCTCAGGCCACCTTTGGCGGCTGGCAGAGTGTTGGGCAGACTCGCCTCCGCCGCGGGTTTTATAACGGCCCAGCGCAGGACTTGCGTCGCGATCTGAAGCCGAGCGACCGTCTCTCGATGGTTCGCCGGTGCCGATGGGCGGAACGGAACAGCGGCCTGTTCAAACAAATCCTAAACGACCTGGTCTTGTATACGTCGGGCGACGGCATCAAGCCGCAGTCTCACGCTAGCGCCCCGGGGCTCGCTGACACTTACGAAGCCTATTTCGCTGAGAAGTCTAAACGGATTGATATCACGAACCGCTTTTCGTTCGAGCAAGCGCAGTCTATCCTTATGCGGGCGATGGCCCGGGACGGCGACGCGTTCGCGGCCAAGGTCCGCAACGCTAAGGGCGAGGCCAAGTTGCAACTGATTGAGGCCCACCGCGTCGGCGACCCTATGGATGCCGTGGCCCCGGAGGGGATGCACGACGGTTGCATTTTCGGACCTTACGGAGAACTGATTGCGTTTAACGTCTATCGCTCCGACGGCTCGAACAGGCAGATCCTGGCTGAGTCTATGATGCACGTCGTCGACCACGAATACGCATCCGGCGCCCGAGGGGTGCCGATGCTACAACATAGCATCAACTCTATTCAGGACGAGATGGACATTCTCCAACTCGAACTTTTAGCCGTTAAGGACAACGCCGACGTGACCCGGGTTATCAAGAAAACGGGCGGCTATATCGAAGGCGACCTCGCTTCCGAACTCGGGGCCGGCGCCTCTTATGAGAACATCGCTGCCCGGATGGGCGGCAAGTTGCTAGCGCTGGAGCCCGGGGAGTCATTCGAGTCCTTCAGTTCGAACCGCCCTAGCCCGACCTTCACCGGCTTCCTCGCGGCGCTGGAGCGAGACATTAGCCAGGGTGTGCTGCCTTACGAGTTCGTTAACGACCCGTCGAAGATTGGCGGGGCCTCGGTTCGCCTGATCACAGCGAAGGCCGGACGGGTGTTCGGCAAGTTCCAGCAAATCCTGATTGACCAACTTTGCCAACCGACTTGGGGCTACATCATCGGGCAAGGCATCGCCGACGGCGACCTGCCTGACGACCCGGATTGGGCAAGCGTTTCCTGGACAACCCCTAAGAGCGTGACGGTCGACGGTGGCCGAGACGCGGCGAACGACCGTAACGACGTTGAGATGGGTCTCCTCTCTATGTCGGAACTCTACGCGCAACGCGGGCTCGACTTCCGAACCGAGATGAAAAAGCGGGCAAGTGATATGACCTTCATCATCGAGCAAGCGAAGGCTGCTGGCATCCCCGTTTGGATGCTGTATAAGCCCGGGTTTAATTGGCTCCAGCAAGGCCAGAACAATAGCCAAATCCCTGACTCGGTTTCCGAGAACCTCGACCTGCCTCCTCCTCCCGAACCCCTCCCCTAATTTTATGCGCTTCCTCACCAATGGCCTCAAGGGCCGCGAGCCCCTGCTTATCGACCCGACCCGGGCCAGCGATCACGCTGCGCTTGGCGAGAAGTTCGGCTTTACCGATATGCTGGCGCAGTTGTTCGGGGCGGCGCCAGAGCCCTACATCTTAGAGGACGGCACGGGGGTAATCCCGCTGGCCGGAGTGATCGGCAAAGGTCTCTCGCCTCTCGAGAAGATGATGGGGTCTTGCGATATGGAAGACGTCTGCGACGCGATTGACCAGATGACCGCGAACCCCAGCGTCCAGCGGATTGCCTTCCACATCTCCAGCCCGGGCGGCACGGTCACCGGCGTCGAGGAGTTGGCAAACAAGGTCCGCGGCCTGAAGGTTCCGACGATGGCCTACTCCGACAGCGAGATGGCCTCCGCCGCCTATTGGATTGGCTCGGCTGCCGACCGCGTCCTCGCGGCCCCGTCCGCCACCGTGGGCTCGATTGGCGTCTACATGGCAATCCCTGACTTCTCCAAGGCCGCCGAGATG